GGAAATCTATAAGCACAAGTGTTGATTATGTTGGTTATTTGCCAAACCTAACTGCAAATGCGTTCTATGATGAGGATGTATTTGATCCTATTGAAAACATATTAGAGTTTAGTAAGAGTTTTGATATCAGTGATGATGCACAAGTACTAGTTGTAACAAGTAAACAGCAAGAAGCAGACAACGATAGTACTGTAAATACAAAACTTGTAATTTATCGTGCGGTTGGCGATAAGTTCCAAGTTGATCAGATAATAACTGCACCTGACAACATCACTGGCTGGGCAGATAAAGTTGCATTGAATCCACAAGGCACACAAATTGCAATTAGTTCAATGTTAGTTGACACTAACAAGATTAATCAAGGTGTTGTTTATGTTTATACCCAAACAAACGGAACATTTGTATTAACACAAACACTAACGCCGCCACAAAATGAAGAAAGTGAAGGTTTTGGATTTGGACTAGATTTTGGCACAGACAACTTAGTAATATCAAGTTTAAATGGCGACCAAGTAATACCAACTACATTTGATGTTACGGTATATTCTGCAACTGAAGATACTGCAACAACGTTTGATAGAGAGTTTACAAATTTTGCAAACGTAAAACTTGACAAAGGTGTTGTTTATGTATACGAATCTGTGAATAACAGTTTAGTATATTCAGAGCAATTTGTTTATCCACTAACACAAACTACTTTTGGTGAAAACATTTATGCTAACGACAACCACGTTTATATTGGTATGCCAGATCAATTCAACAACAGTACAAAAGGACAGTTGCTTGACTTTAGAAAAAATAAAAATACATTTGCATGGAAGGTTATTAGCGAAGGTATTACTCCGGTAGATGTAGATAATATCCGTGGCGCATTTTTGTACAACAAGCGTGAAAATAAAATTGTAAGTTACGTTGATTATATTGATCCAGTACAAGGTAAAATTGCTGGACCTGCTGACCAAGAAATTACATTTAAGACACCGTTTGATCCTGCTGTATATAATACAGGTAATACTAGTGATAGTTCAGTAGATCCTAATAGAGCATGGTGTGAAAAGCATGTAGGCCAAGTTTGGTGGAATGTTAGTACTGCGAAATTTGCACATGCATACCAAGGTTCGACTACATTCCAAAAAAATAATTGGAATAAACTAGCAATTGGTTCTAGAATTGATGTATTTGAATGGGTTGAAAGTAATTTTATTCCTAGTATTTGGGATAATATAGCCGATACACCAGACGGGATATCTAATAAAATTAGTGGTAGAAGTTTATTTGGAGATACTAGATACTCAACTAAAATAACTTATGATAATGTTAGCCAAGCCTTTACAAACAAGTATTACTTTTGGGTAGTCGATAAAGTTACAGTTCCTGTAATGGAAAATAGAAAATTAAGTATACGTAACATTGCAGCACTTATTGAAAATCCAAGAACACAAGGCTATCAATTCTTAAGTTTACTATCTAGCAATAAATTTGTGCTTAATAACTTTGATACATTTATCGATAGTGATGATTTAGTACTAAACATTAAATATTCAACAGGTCCTAAGAAGGTACAAAATGTACACAGTCAGTATAAACTAATATCAGACGGCTTGGACGCAAGCAAGCCTGATCCAGATATTGAGCGTAAATGGTTTGATAGTTTAATCGGGTTTGATAGTAATAATAGAATTGTTCCAGATCCAACAATACCTGTTAAAAATCGTTATGGTGTACAAAATCGTCCAAGACAAAGTATGTTTGCTAACAGATTTGAAGCACTAAAACAGGCGATTGAAAGAATAAATTTAACACTCGTTAAGAATCTTGTAGTTGACGAATATGATATTTCTCAACTAACACAAAAAGATCTTGCGCCTACATTAATATCTCAAGAATATGATATTGTAGTTGATACCCTAGCAGAACTTACTTTTGTTAGTACAAATAAAATTACTCCAGCAGTACTGACTCCTATTATTACTAATGGTAGAATTACAAGAGTAAATATTACCAATTCGGGCAGAGGCTATAAAGTAGCCCCTAGTTTTAAAATTAATGGTCAAGGAACGTCTGCAGAATTTAATATTATAATTAATAATTTAGGACAAATTACAGATGTTAATATTACTAACCAAGGCACTGGATACAATAACGCAACTACTATTACAGTTAGACCATTCACTGTACTAGTTAGTGCAGATGAAAGTATTCAAGATAAGTGGGCACTGTATTCTTGGAATGAAACAGAATGGTATAGAAGAAGATTACAAAGTTATAATGTAGAATCATACTGGGATTCTACAGACTGGTATGCTACTGGTTACAATCAGTTCACAAATATTAATGATACAATAAAAGGATCGTATCAACTACCTAGTATAGATAGTAATATTGGTGATGTTGTAAAAATTGAAAATGTAGGATCTGGTGGATGGCTATTGCTACAAAAAGTAGACAATCAAATTACTGAAGATTATACAATTAACTACGATACTATTGGTAGACAGAACGGCACTATACAATTTAAAGATACATTGTATGACTATTCTAAAAATACTGTAGGATTTGATAACCGCAGTTTTGATAGTAACTTTTACGATAACAACCCAAGTGTTGAACTAAGAATTATACTGGAAACTATTAGAGATAAAATCTTTGTAGGTGACTTAGAAGTTGAATACAATCAGTTGTTTATGGCTGCATTGCGTTATGTAATGTCAGAACAGCAATCAGTTGATTGGATGTTTAAAACAAGTTTTGTCAAAGTAAAACATAATAGAGAATCTTTAAGTCAACAAGATGTAACATTTAATAATGACAATTTACAAAGTTATGAAGATTTAGTAGGAGAATTTAAACCTTACTCGACAAAAGTGCGTGAATTTGTTAGCGAATATAATGCAATAGATCCTACAAATAGTAGTATTAGTGATTTTGATTTACCGCCTGCTTATAATAGTGTAACTAAAACAATTGATCCAAGTACTGCAATTATTGTTAATAATGAAATAGTAAACCAAAATCTTGACACTACAGTTTATCCACGTAAAAATTGGAAAGACAATCACGGCTATCAAATAACCGAAATTAAAATAGGCGATAGTGGCAGCGGTTTCACTTTTGAACCTACTGTTACTTTAACAGGAGGCGGCGGCACAGGTGCTACTGCTAAGGCATATTTAGGTTACGGAAAGATTACTAGTATTAAAGTAACTAACCTAGGAAGTGATTATACCAGTGCACCAACAGTTGTTATATCAGGATCGCAATTAGAAACAGGAACACCTGCAAAGGCAACGGCTGTATTAGGCAACGGCTTAGTAAGAAGCCCAAGTGTTAAAATTAAGTTTGACAGAACAAGCGGCACGTTTACTTTTGATACACTTGCAAAAGTTGAAACATTTACTGGAACAGGATTTGAAAATAGATTCTTCCTAGAATGGCCAATGGATTTAGATACTAAGAAAGTTAATGTGTATGTAGATAATATTTTACAATTGCGTAGTAAGTACACATTTACAAATATTAAAAACACTGATAAATCTTATTCTAGAGAGCAAGGTAAAGTATTATTTGCAACACCTCCAAAACTAGATGCAGTTATACGTATTGAATACAGTATTCCGTTAAGTATGTTAAATGCTGAAGACAGAATTAAATTTGCGTATACACCAATTGCAGGAATGTACGGAAAAGATCTAGCACAACTAATGACAGGCGTAGATTACGGCGGTGTCGAAGTACGTAGTTTTGACTTTGATGGCCCTGCTGGATTTGATACTGCCCCTTGGTATACAGATAATTGGGACGAATTTGATAACACATTTGAAGACGAAGTATTCACAGCAGATGGCAGTACGATTGCGGTACAGTTAAGTGCTCCGTTAGAAAGCGGTGTTGTTTATAACCTTTATAAGAACGGTGTAAGAATTGACGATCCTAACTTTATTGCAGGCACTGCTACTAACGTAAATGCAATTACAAATAGTATTACAGGTGACGGTGTAACTGATGTAGTTTACGTACAGGATTTAGAAATAGAGTTGTTAGACGGTGATGTATTTGTTGTAAGAAAAACTACAAGTGACGGTAGTGTTATTCCTGACGCTACTAGTTATGATACTGCACTTACTGGAGGCGACCTAGCATATACAAGTGCTCGTGGTATTGCAGCAGAAGAAATTATTGTAGACGGTGACGGATTTGTTACACCAACTACAAGCGGCGGTCCTGAAGAAGTTGTTCCTGGACAGATTCTTGACACATTAGACATTAAAGTGTATACTAGAGACAGTGCAGGACAAGGTGTAATTAGTAGTCAAAGTTATATCATGGATAGTACACTTGTATATGATCTAGGCGTTACTCCGAATAGTAGTGATGCAGTTATTGTAAAAGTTAATAATATTATACTTCCAAAAACTGATTACACTATTGATTGGAGTGCAAATACTGTAACACTTAATTCAGCAACAGTTGGAGCAGAACTTAATATTGTAACAGTTGCACAAGGAACACAAAATATATTAGACTTTGGCCAACTTGTCGGCGACGGATCGACTACTGAATTCGAAACAATAGTTGATTGGGTAAATGGAGCATCTGTATATGCAAGTATTAACGGTGTGCAACAACCAGTTGTAGCATTTAAGTCAGAAACAACTCCTAAGACAGTTATTAGATTTGCAGAAGTTGTTGTTACTGGTGCAGTAGTTAATTACACTGTATTCGCAGCAGATACACAAGTTAATTATAGTCAAATTACTAAAGATACATTTGCTGGCAACGGCACTAACACTGTGTTTGAACTAGCCGGTGCTCCATTGTATGCTATTCCTTCAGAACATAATGTAATTGTTAAAGTAGATAATACTATTTTAAATGCAGGATACAACATACAGTATACAATTCCTGCAAACAGTCAGAGAGAATATCCATTAGAGATATTCCAAATGCCAGCAGGTAGTTTAGATGTTGCAGATCTTAAAGTATTCCTAAATGGTGTAGAAATTACTACTCCGTTGCAATGGCGTTTTGAAATTGCAAATAGTAGTATTACCTTAGCAGATGATGTTGGACTTCCGGGAGAGTTACTTGAAATATATGTAATTACAGATGGCGACTATAGAATTAATGGAACCACAGTTACTTTAGACACTGCGCCTGTTAACGGAGCAGTTGTTGAAGTAATACAATTTACTAATCACAACTTATTAGGTCTAGAACGCATTAATTATGATGTAGTATCAAGAACCACATTAATTGAAGCAGACGTTGACTATATTACATACAACAGATTAACAGTTGGCGAAATTACTTTACGTAACCCTGCTGTTGATGCACAGTATGTATGGGTAAGTGTAAACGGTGAACTATTAACACCTAGCGTAGACTATTCTGTAACTGACGACAAGTTAAAAGTACAACTAGTTAGACAGCCGGCAGCAAATGATGTTATTGATGTTATTCACTTTACTGCTCCTGTAAGTAAGTCTAAGTTTGCATATAGACAGTTTAAAGATATGTTAAACAGAACACACTTTAAGCGTTTAGACACTTCGCCGGCTAAACTAGCACAAGCATTAAATTATTATGATTTGAGAGTTGAATTAGATGATGCAAGCGAGTTGTCGTTACCAAACAAAGGACAAAACTTACCAGGTGTAATCTTTATCGAAGGCGAGCGTATTGAATACTTTGTAAAAGAAGAAAACACGCTACGTCAACTACGCAGAGGTACATTAGGTACTGGTGTTAAAGATACATATGCAACAGATACAAAAGTGTTTGATCAAAACATAAGTAAAACTGTTCCGTATAAAGATCAAACATTATCTTATAATGCATCTTATGTAGAGGACGGAACTAAAAAAATAGGAGCAGACGGTCTTACAGCAACGTTTGAGATTGGTTATCCAGTAGCATCAATTAATGAGATTGAAGTGTTTGTAGGCGGTGTGCGTATGCGTAAGACAGCACTAGATGTGTTTAACTATGCAACAGCATTAGACAGCCCAGAAGGCGATACTACAGTTGCAGCAGACTTTATATTTGATGCGGAAACTAACGCAATTACATTACTTGCTACTCCAGCAAAAGATATAAGAGTAACAGTAGTGAAAAAAGTAGGACAAAGTTGGACAACTTTCGGAGAATCACTAGGCGATACAGAAAATAGCATTGCAAGATTCTTACGTGCTGGAACATCTGAGCTACCTGAATAAATACAGTATAGGAAAATATAATGAGCGATAACATGCAAGACACAAACGGAGTATTAGTTCAGGGACATATTAAGATATTCGATCCTGAATCACAAAAGGTATACATTGACAAGCGCAATGCAATTCACTATGAAAATATGAGTATTGCACTTGCTGAAAGTTTGTCTAATGCCGGCGCAGGTTTTATATATGAAATGAGCTTTGGAAATGGCGGCACTAGCGTTGACCCAACTGGCATTATTACATATCTAACACCTAACAGTACAGGAACAAATGCAAGTCTATACAACCAAACCTATACTAAGGTTGTTGATGACAGAAGTGTAAACAACACTGATCCTGCAAGAAATAAATTAGAAACTAGGCATGTTAGTGGAACAAACTATACCGATATTGTAGTAAGTTGCTTGCTTGATTACGGTGAGCCTAACGGCCAGGATGCATTTGATACTGCAAGTTCGACTGATAGTGCTTATGTATTTGATGAACTAGGATTGCGTAGTTATAGTGCTACTGGCACTGGCAAATTAATTACACATGTTATTTTCCATCCTGTACAGAAGTCACTTAACAGATTAATACAAATTGACTACACTGTGCGTGTACAAAGTTTGGCAGGGTAAGGGATAAAATATGCCATATACAATAAATTACACCGACACTGTTAATAAAGGTACAATTACAGTTGCAGATAATACACTTAATGAAGAAACTACTTTAAGATTTCCAGGCAGAGGAACAACATCATACGGTCAGTCAGTAAATGAAAACTTTTTACATTTACTAGAAAATTTTGCAAATACTTCAGCACCGCTTCGTCCGGTAGAAGGGCAACTTTGGTATGATAGCACACAAGGTGTAGATCAACTTAAAGTGTACGATGGCACAAATTGGGTAGCAAGTGGTGGACTTAAAAAAGCCAGCGCAGCACCGGCAGTAGCAAATTCAAGTGCAGGTGACTTGTGGGTTAACACAGAAAGCCAGCAGTTATACTTGTTTACAGGCAGCGCATGGGTGCTAGTTGGTCCAGACTTTAGTGACGGACTACTAACAGGAGCACAATCACAAGCAATTGTAGGTACAGATGATATAACATATAATGTACTATCAATTAAGGTCGAAAACCAGCCAGTAATTATTATTAGTAGTCAAGCATTTATTCCAAAAGTCTCAATTAAAGGATTTAGAACAGGTATTAATCCTGGTATGAACATTGCAGATGAAGCAATTGTTGGATTACAGGCACTAAAGTATTTTGGAACAGCAGAAAAAGCAGAAGCATTAGTAGTTGCTGGCACATCAATTCCAGCAAGTAACTTTTTAAGAGGTAATGCTGCAAGTAGCACAGACTATCAATTAAGTATTAAAAGCAATGACGGCATTAAAATTGGTACTGGCGGACAGTTAAGTTTAACTATAGATGAAAACACAGGAGTAATCCAGCATAATACTGCGGGTTCAAGTATTGATGTTAGGATGCGTAGTGGTAACTTAACTCCAACAGTTGTTAGTATTAACAGTGACGGTAATGTTGGATTTAATAACAGTGCTCCTGAAGAAAGTATTGACGTAAAAGGCAATATTAAGATTTCTCCAAAAACTGGCGAAGCAGAAACAGGTGTATTACAGATTACAAGTACTATTAATTCAACATCAATCGGTACAGGAAGTATTACTACAACAGGCGGTATTGGTGTTGCACTTAATGCGTATATTGGTGGCGACGTAGACGTCGGCGGCATATTACAAACAGGCAATATTGCTCCGGATAGCAACAGTATAAGAAATATTGGTACATCGATTAACAAATATGCAGAAATACATTCTACAACATTCTTTGGAAATATTCAAGGTAACGTAAGCGGTACAGTTAGTGGCAGAGCAGGTAGTGCTGATAGGTTAGCAAGTGCTACTACTTTTGCATTGAGTGGCGATGTTGAACCGAATAGTTTTGAATTTGATGGCCAAACAGGTGGCAGTACAAAAACTTTTGTAGTAAGTATTGCTGATAGTTTTATTAGTAACAAAGATGTTACTTATGATGCAAGCAACGCAGACGAATTACTTCTAAATGTAACTACTGGTACTACTGGTGTAAAGAGAATTACAAAGCGTAACTTCTTAAAAACAATTCCACTTGTACCAGCAGGCGCAATGATGCCATTTGGCGGCGAAGAAGCACCAGAAGGATGGTTACTGTGTGACGGACAAGAAATTAATAAAGCAGATTATAATGAATTATGGATTGCTATTCAGCATAACTTTAAAGATGCTAGTTTAGTTAGCGATAACGGCGTTGCTAAATTTACATTGCCAGATTTTAGAGGTAGATTTGCATTAGGCCTTGACAATATGGGAGGCCCAAGTGCAAATAGAGTTACAAATCTTGCTGCAGATGCTATTGGCGGCAACGCAGGAGTAGAATCAACGGCAATTGCAACTAATAACTTGCCAGAACACGAGCATGATTTAGAAGGAGCAAGCGGTACACAGTTCTATGGAATTAGAGTTGGCGCCGGTGCACCAGTAGATGATAATGCTATTGAACTTCCAATTGAACCAGGACTTGGCGGCACACAAGGTATTGCTTCAAGTGGCGGCATCAAAACTGAAGCGACACTTGGTGCACCATTAAATGTTATGAATCCTTTCTTAGCAGTCAACTATATTATCTACACTGGAGAGTAACATGAGTTATCAACTAAACAAAACAGACGGCACCCTGCTACTAGACTTAATCGACGGGCAAATTGATACTGCTAGTACAAACCTTACATTAGTTGGTAGAAACTATACTGGATATGGCGAAGCATTTAATGAAAATTTTATTAAATTACTTGAAAATTTTAGTAATACTGCTGCACCTAGTAATCCACTAACAGGACAACTTTGGTGGGATAGTACTGATCAAAGATTAAAAGTATATAACGGCACAGTATGGAAATCAAGTGGCGGCCCGATTGTACAAAATACTCGTCCTCAAATGGTTGCCGGCGATTTATGGATAGATAACCTAAACAACCAAGTATATGCATTTGACGGCACTGATTTGATGCTAATGGGCCCACAATATACAGAGTCTCAAGGTAAAAGTGGATTTGAAATTGGTAGTATTCTTGATCAGCAAAGTCGTTCACGTACAGTTGTAAACTTATATGTTGGCGGCACACTTTCAGCAGTAATTAGTGCAATTGAATTTACTCCAATCTATGCACAGCGTATTTTAGGTTTAGTTACTGCATCAAATCCAGATGGTATTATTCGTGTAGGATACAATATAATTGATACTGCTAACTTTAAATTTAGAGGAATTGCAGATTCGGCTAACGCTCTTGTCACCGCAGGCGGCATAGTTAGAACTGCGGATAGTTTCTTACCATCAACTGCAAACGGTATTACAACTGGTACACTAACAATTCAAAACTCAGGTGGCTTAACAATTGGTTTATCACAGAACAACGTACAAAAAGTTGTTGGTCCGCGTTTTTACATTGAAAATCAACTTACAGATCACGATTTAAGTTTACGAGTTAAGTCAAGTACGTTTGGTGCTATCTCAGTTGATGCAATTTATGTAGACGCAAGTACTGCACGGGTTGGTATATTTACAACTAACAGACTACCGGCTTATACATTAGATGTCGAAGGCGACTTACGAGTTACAGGAAATTTTATTGTTGAAGGCGATCAAACAAGTATTGATGTTGCTACTTTACGAGTTGAAGATAAAAATATTGAAATTGCTAAAACAGCAGCCGGTGTAACACTTACTGGAGCCGATGCTAACAATGCAGGTTTAATATTAGATACAAGTGATGTAGGATCTAAAACATGGACTTGGATTACTGCGCAAGATGCATGGACATCGAATGTTAATGTAGATATAAGTTCAACAACAAAAACTTATCAAATAGGTGGAGTCGATAAACTTACAAATGATACATTAGTAAATGTTACAAAGGCACTTGATTTAGATCAAGTCGGTACACTTACTGTACTACAAGTTGATGAAATTAACATTAATGGTAAATTAATCAGTTCTACAAATGATATGGCTATTACGTCAGCAAATGGCATTGCTATAACAGGCGGCGCCGACATTAATATTACTGATGCACAAAAAATTACTGGTGTAGGTAAAGCAATTAGTGCAAGAGAAGCAGCACGGTTAAGTGTAACTGAATCTACAGCAGGCACAGTTGCAACTAAAGAGTATGTAGATGAAGAAATTTCTACAGAACCATTAGCATTTAGTATGGACGTTACAGGTTTGGGTACTGGTGCAACGCTAGAAAATGCCATTGCGACATATTTAAATGACATGTATCCGTCAGCAACACTAAACACTAATAAACTTGCACGTATACACACAACATCATATGCTGGAGCAACAGTTGAAGGCGTGGATGTAGAAAGTGCAAAAGTTGTAAGTTATATTGCAGTTGATGCAAATGGTACAGAAAATGAATCAGTAGTACAGGACATTGTTTTTGCTGCTGAAGGAGCAAGCGGTAATGTTATTCTAACTCCTGCAAGAACACTAATGACATATAAATCAAGCGGAACAGGTTGGGCATATCAGTCAACTACATCGTACTAAGAAAAACGATAAATAATATAATAGCACTAGGGGTTACAAAATAATGGCATATGCAATAGACAGATATAACAACACACTGTTAACTACGGTGGAAGATGGTACAGTTGATCAAACAACTGACCTTAAATTTATTGGTAAAAACTACGCAGGGTACGGCGAAATACAAAACGAAAACTTTTTGTTCTTGCTTGAAAACTTTAGCGGAGCAAATCAACCAGCAAGACCGATCAGTGGTCAAGTTTGGTTTGACAGTGGTACAAGCAAATTAAAATTTTATGATGGCACACAATGGCGTACAACAGGTGGTGCAGAAGTAGGTGCAACGCAACCATCAGGATTAGCAACTGCTGATTTTTGGTGGGACAGCGGAAACGATCAACTCTATGTATACAACGGTACAAGCTTTATACTTATAGGACCACAGAACGCAGGCGAAGGTGTAACCCAAATGTCCAGCCTTGAAGTTCTTGATACCACAAGTGCTACCAGAGGAATAATTGCTAGTGTTATTGAAGATGAAACAATTTTTGTTATAAGTCCAACGCAATTTGATTTAAATGCAAGCCAAACTGCATTAATTGCACAAGGCTATGATAGAATTAATAAAGGTATTACGCTAAGAAATACCAAACTAGCAACAGCAGGTGTTACTAGTACAACTGATAGATTCCACGGAACTGCAACAAACGCTGATAAACTAGGCGGCATTGCAGCAGCAAACTTTGTACAAACTGGCGTAGGCAACACCGTATTTACTAGTGCAGTTGAGTTTCCAGATGCAGGAGCACTTATTGGTGATTCGTTAGATTTACAACTTAAAGTCGATACTAACGGTATTGACGGTGTGATACAAAATATTACTAATAATGCAGTAATTAAATTAAAAGTTACAAGCGGCGCAGGCGTATTAACACACGTGAGTACCGTTACAGATACAGGAATAGTTCCAGCAACAGATAATACATTTACATTAGGATCTCCTAGTTTACAGTTTTCAAATGTACATGCAACAAACTTTACAGGCGAAGCAACTAAAGCATCTACACTAAGAGTAGGCAGCGATTTCCGCAGTGCAAGTGCAAGCGCAACTAATAATACTGTTGCAGTTAGAGATGCAACTGGCAACATTGCTGCAAACCTATTCCAAGGTATTGCAACACAAGCACGTTATGCTGATTTAGCAGAAAAATACACAACAGCAGAAGAATTACCAGCAGGTACAGCAGTAGCAGTATGCAGCCATGAAGATCATGAAGTAGAGCCAGCAAGTGCAAGTAATCACTGCATTGGTGTTGTTTCAACTGATCCAGCATATATGATGAACAGTGAAGCAGAAGGACAATACATTGGACTTAAAGGACGTTTACCTGTAAGAGTAAAGGGCGCAGTTAGAAAAGGCGATGCAGTTTATGCAATGGCAGATGGCGTATGTACAACTATTTCAACAACAGCAATGGTAGGAATTGCCCTAGAAAGTAATAGCGACGAGAGTGAAAAGTTAGTAGAATGTGTACTTAAGGTATAAAAAATGGCAGATATTACAGCAGCACGAATTAATAATCTACAATCTAGTATTGCACTTGTACTAGGCAGCGGCTCGGGACAAAACGGCTACGGACAAGTAGTCTCTAGTAGTCCAGTTACTAATACCGGAGATGTAGTTAATGCTGAAGACATGAACTTTATATATGCAGACATACTTGCTGCAAGAGTACATCAAGTAGGGCCAGGAGATATTGGCATTGCAGAAGTTATACAAAATCAAAATATAGTTGCTGAAAATACTAGTTCGTATTATCTTTCTCAAGCCGACGGCGATCGTCCAGCAGGACCGTCAGTAGACGAAGATGGCTTCAAAAAAGGTATTGTAGATTTTGAAAATTTAATGTCACAAGTACAAACTGATAAAGCAATAATGCATCCAAGTCAAGCAGCACTAGAGCCTGGAATATCTAGTGCTAGGTCAAGTACTTGGAATGGTTTAATAACACACGAAGTAGTAGCTACATTTAGTTCAGCAGATGCTAAAAGATTCTTTTTCAACACAGGCGGCGAAATTAGAATAAGTGCAAATAATACCGGCGCAAGTACCCCAAAAGGACTTGACTGGAGTCAGTTATGTACACAAGTTGGCACAATTAAGTTTGGATCAAATACAACCGTGTCAACAACAGGCGGCGGAACATCTATTGGAAATTATGATTTAACATCGGCATTCCAAGATATATATCAAAAAGTTGGTAGCGGAACTTATAGTGCGGTTTATGCCGGAAACATTTATACTGTTAAAGCACGTTCGGATAGTGATACCCGTATTATTTTTAGAATTGAATTTAATGATGTTGTGTTTGATAATAATATTGATAACAACGTTGACGGCAGACTAGAAAGTACACTACAGCATCTTCGTGCAACTGGCGATGTAACAGTTGCAGCACCAACTTACTTTAATACTTCAACACTAGCATAATCAAATCAGTTGTGTTTGCACTATTTTTTAAATAAATACTTTAAAGCAAAAAGAGATGTTAAATGCCAACTACTATCCTAGCAAATAGATATAATACACTTAGAAATAATGTAAATTTAGTTCTTGGTATTTCCGATATTTCTGCACCAAATTTTGGATATGGTCAAGGATTTAGCACAAACAGTGTAGTTGGTTCGCAATCAGTTACAAATGTAGTAGATGCAGATAAAGTAACTGCACAAGATTATGAAGATTTATACATTGATTTAATTAGAACTAGATCTCATCAAGTTGGAGCAGCAGTTGCAATTGATGAATTTGTAGTTGGTGACTACGAAAATAATCCTGCAACTGCTGAAATTATTGAAGAATCTTATATATCAGGATTAGAATCTTTAGCAACTAGTATTCAAACAGATAGATTAGAAGTTGATACAGATAATTTAACAATTACAGGATTACCTACTGCAAGTAGTACAAGACTAGACACTTATACATGGAGCACAAGCATTAGCCATATTTTTGTAGTTACATTTGATACTGATTTAGAAAGACGCCATTTTTTTAACGCTGGCGGCCAAGTTAGAATAAGTGCAAGTGTAGATTACACCGGAAGTCAGGCTAAAACTGTAGATTGGCAAACAATATTAAATGATATGGGATCGACAAGTTTTAAGGCTAATGATACTGTTAATAATGCTGCTGTCGGAACAGGTAGTAATCTAGGAAACTATGATCTTACGAACAGTTATCAGCTAGTATATACAAAAGATGGCGGAGCAGTATATGCACGTAATGAATATCTAATATATGCAAAAGAGTATTCGACAGGCAATGCAACATCTGCTATACAATTTAAAGTATCTTTTGTAGACGGTAGACCGAACAACATTGCCAACGGAGTTGATGAAGTTGTTTACGGAACATTTAATAGTACTGTAGAAATTGCAACACCTAACAGTCAAATTATAATTAATGGTACAACTCACGATGCAGTAGTTATTGATACGGTGCCAGTTGGCACCAGAATAAGAGCCCTTTCTTAACCAATCTACGCTTGACAAATCCTAAAATTTAATATATACTAGTAATAATAAACTAGGAGTTTAACTATGGATGCACGTTTAGCAAAAGCACTAGACTTTTCTAATTATATGGTAACACTTAATAATCAAAAAAGATTGTTAGCAGAAAAATACCAAGATGACTTATTATATTTTTACAACGGATCACAGTTTACAGTTACTTGTGAATTAATCACTTTTGTAAATATAATGATTTCTTCTGATCAAGATGAACTTGTTATAATAGATGACAATAATTTTCCTTGTTTAATTGAAAATTTAGCAGACTTTTACGATAACATTGTAAATGTATACATGTTGTCATCAAATAATTATCATTCACAGTATTTAAAACTTCAAAAAAATAGAAGTGTAGAGAAATTAGTTAACTATGAGTAAAGGTGTATTTTTAATTGCACGAAATAATGACTACATTGACTATGTAAAACAAGCAGTTTTTCTTGCAAAGCGTATAAAACATCATTTAGGAGTTCCTGTATCTGTGGCTACAGACAGTGTAGATTATTTAATTAATACTTTTGGCACCACTGATTTTGATAAAGTTATTAAGTTAGAGTATACTGATGGAAGTAACATGCGTTATTTCTTTGACGGTAGCATATCTAAAAAGACTGCAAGTTTTAAAAATAGCAATCGTGCAAGTGTATACGATCTTTCGCCATATAACGAGACATTACTAATGGATACTGATTATATTATATCTAATGATCTATTAAAATCTTGTTTTAGTTCTAATTCTAACCTTATGTTATATAAAAAGTCATACGATGTTGCAAACGTTAGAAACCAATTAGAATTTAAAAATATAAGCAATACAAGTGTAGACTTTTATTGGGCAACTGTTGTGTTTTTTAGAAAAACACAAACAAACAGGGTATTCTTTGATCTTATAAAACATATAGAAGATGAATGGACGCACTATAGGCGAGTCTATCAAATAACTTCGTCACTGTTTAGAAATGACTTTGCATTTAGTATTGCAACCCACATTATGAACGGATTTACTACTGGAAATTTTGTATCTGAGTTGCCAGGTAATATGCTGTATACTACTGATAAGGATGTGTTATGGCAAATAAACGGCGACGAAATGATGTTCCTAGTAGAAAAAACAGATTACTTAGGAGAATACACTGCTCTAAAGACAGCAAATCAAACTATTCATGTAATGAATAAAGCTAGTCTTGGAAGAATTATTGACAAGGAATTTGCAAATGAGTAAAGGTATTATAGTGCTTGCGCAAAATAACAGTGTTGACAATTATGTAGATCAGGCATGCCTTTTAGCAATGAGTTTAAAAATACATAATACAGTACCAATAAGTTTAGTTACAGATGATAATGTACCGGAAGAATATGTAGATTTATTTGATCAAATTATTCCTATTCCGTTTGGAGATAAGGCAAAAAATTCAGATTGGAAAATTGAAAACAGATGGAAACTATATTATTGTAGTCCTTATAAAGAAACAATTGTAATGGATACTGATATGTTAGTATTGCAAAACATTGATTCTTGGTTTGATTTTTTGTCTAAGTATAAAATGTTTTTTACAAGTAAAGTACTAAATTATAGAGGTACAGAATCTAATACTTTTTATTATAGAAAAACATTTGTACACAATAATTTACCTAATCTGTTTAGCGGACTGCATTATTTTAAAAAATGTGAATTTGCACAGGATTTTTATCATTGGATGGAAATGGTGTTAAACAATTGGGAAGCATTCTATGAACAACATTTAACAGCAATTAGCAGACCGGCACATCCTAGCATCGATGTATGCGCTGCTATCACCGCACGTATAATGGGCTGCGAAAATGATATAACAAATAATAATATAGATTTCTTTACATTTACACATATGAAGGCTCGTTGTCAAGGATGGAATGAAACGCATACATCGTCAAGTTGGCAGGACCAAGTTAATACGTATATTTCTAAAGACGGAACCTTAAAAATAGGAAATTATTTGCAAACAGGAATTTTACATTATACTGAAAAGGATTTTTTAAAAAAAATACCAGTATTAGAGTGTTATAGGAATCTAATAAATGTCTAGGTTACAAGATTTAATTAAAAAAATTCAAGTAGAAAAAGCAACTAGTGAATCATATGTATATTATAGTAAAGATACTGGAAAAATTCATAAAATTAGTTCAACTGAATCTCCTGATGAAAATTATAAAGTTACAAAACTTTTAAATAAAGATGTTAATTCTATTCTCACCGGAAAAAACAAAACTGAAGATTTTTTAATTTATTTTAATATTAAAACAAAACAAATAGAATTAAAAAAAGTAAAAAATAA